AATCAGTTCGGCGTTAGCATCAAGCAAGGCAGCATATGTAGCGTCATCCTCCAACATGGACTCGCTATACTGCCTGCGATACATCCAAGCAACGAACTTCTTTGCGATCGCAACTCGTACAATCTTTGGTGTTGTGGTTGCGTCCGTCCAAGTAGAGATGTCGTAAGCACCCGTACCAATACGAACGACTACCTCTTCTTCGATCTCCGTGAGGAGGTCTACGTTAGGCGAAGTAGCAATACTTACAATGGTAAACTTTGTAGCCTCAACCCACGCTTGTACCTCAAGCAATGTTACACGTGCCACGATACACCTCCCTCAGGCATATAAACTTATAGGAGGGTGCGGACGACAAGGCTTTCACCCTGATCAGAACCGGTCCGCACCCTCCTGACGGCACATTACTCAGGCTTAGGCGCTGCTAGACCCGCCTTAGTAGTGCTCGTCGTGGTTGGCTTTGCTACTGGTGCTGCCTTGTCAGACTTCTCAGTCTTTACAGGCTCAGTGACCTTACCACCATCAGGAGCGCTACTTTCAATCTCCTCAACCGACTTGTCTTTAGGATTAACGTCCTCACGGACCTCCTTGGACAGATCTGGCTGAAGGGCATCCGACGTAGTGCCGTCATCAGCCGCTAGCGCACCGGCATCCCAAAGCTCTTTCATAGCTTCTTTGGAAAGACCAGTAACAGTGTCGCCGACCTCGAAGGTGACAGTCTGACCATCAGGCATACCATGTTTGATAGACGTAACAGCCTTGTACGACTTAGGCATCATATCTCCTTATGCAACCGCTGTTTTGATAAGATATCCAGCAATCGACTTGCCGGCATCAGCAGTACCAGCGTCACCAAGAGCCGTGAGCTTGTTGTCGTAACGCCGACGCACACGAACCACATCGGACACGCGAGCCTCTTCACGCCACCTATCAACGAACTGCGGACCCCACACGAACTCGTAGCCGTAGGCAGGAACCTTAAGACCAGCACGCGGAGGAACATAGGCAAAGATAACATCCTTACCCCAAAGGTAACCAAGGGTAACTGGCTGACCTTCGTTAGCACTGTTGAATCCTACACCTGGAACCACAACCTGGCCAACGCCAAGAAGGCTAGAGAGCAATTCTGGCGAGAACACAGCTCGCTCAGAATACTTGATACGCTCTAGGAAGTCCGGGTGATCCTCGAGCTTAGTCATAACCTGATAAGGAATCACGGCTAGGGTAGGCTCAAGGAAGATACGCGAGTGAATAGCCGACTTAGCGACACGCATATCCGAAATTGGATCGGAGTTAACGTAGTCATTCCACTGTGCAGTACCCGAAAGGGTAGTGGTGTTGGTGGAAGCATAGTTGGCTGCAGTGGTTGCAATGGTCTTCTGAGCGATCTCACGACCAAGCATCAAGCGCGAAGTGACAAGCTCAGCACCATCACGGTCTGGAGCAAGAGGACTATCAGCGTTTTCACGCTCTTCATCCGTCACTGCAATCTGCAGGGCATGCTCCTGACAGAAGTACGTGTCAAGAGAAACAGCAAGACCTGGGATCTCGTTTGCACGAGAGCCAGGAGCACGAACATCTCCCGACTCAGGGAGCCAACCCTCACGGCCAAAGATGTAGTACTTGTCCGACTGCTTTTTAACAGTCACAGGCAGAAACAACCGATGTCCAACAAGGCCTTGATTCGGCCACGCAATAGAGATCTGCGTTAGCGCCTGATCAATGTGAACGTTGCTTGAACCTGTAGGGGCGTACACTGGCATTCTGTTTCAACTCCCTTCAGGTTACGGCGCGATTTGGCCGATAGTGAGGAACACATCGATAAGGTCACCAGCTGCGATAGTACCCGTAGTCATACAGATACCAATCTGCTGGTTCGTAGAAGCCGCGATAACAGCACCACCAGCGTTACCCAGCGTAACACGGCTACCCTGGACAATCGAAGCTGCAGTCTGCACGACCAGCTTAGAAGTTCCCATCATCGCAACAGCCGCTACAGCTTTACCAGTAGCAACTTTAGTCGCATCAATGTCTTCCTGAACGATACCGACACCCAACGTGGTAGCCGCAACGTTCAAGTCGATCGTGTCACCAGTGGCAAACTTCACACCGCGGAACTTGGTAACACCTGCAACCGCTGAAGAGTTGTAAGTCGCCAGAACCTTGAAGCCCTTAGTAAGGACGTAATCTGAACCGTGAGCCATTCTTTACACCTCCCCTTACACAGACTTCACAATAGCGACTTCGGCACGGTAAGCTTTGTACAGGCCTGGATCCTGCTGTGCAGCAAGCTCCATAGCATCCGCGACGTTCATCTTGGGGTTGTCTTTCATAAGCTTGTCCCACTTGGAATTGAAGGTAGCTTCAGCCGAAGTGTCACGGACATGTGCAGCATTGGAACGCCCACGCTCACCAAGCTCAACCACAACAGCATTGCTGTCGCGCATCATCTCAAGCAGCTCGAAGAGGGCATCTTGGCCTTCATCGTCAAGCTTAAGTGCAATGTTATTGGCCAACTCACGAGCAGGCGTAGTAAGAACCAACTGCGAGGTATCAAACTCAGCAAGCTTCTGAGAAACGGCAGTCTCACGAAGCAGCTTGGCCTGGTCTTTGTTCGTCGAAACAAGTCCCTCGACGACGCTCATAAGGGTTTTGACGCCCTCGTTCTTCTCCGCCAGCTTCTTGAGATCCTCAGTGAACTGGAAAGTAGGAGGAACAACTGGAGGAACGATCGGGTCCGCAACAGGAGCAGGAGGGGGAGCAGGCGTGGCAAGTCGCTCGGCGAGCTTAGCGTACACTGCCTCCTCACCAGCGTCTTCGCTCAGGCCCATGGCCTTCGCGAGCTTTTTAATATCCACTTCTTGTTCTCCCTCTTTAGGGTTAATCTGTGGCTTGACCGGAGCAGTGAAGTCCAACTCCGAAAGATTCAGTGGAACAAGATTCTTCAGGAACGGACGGTTAGTGATTCCTCCGCCACGAATGACGTTAGAAAACTTTGTTCCATTCTGATCTTCCCACTCAGCCGCGAAGGTAGGTGAGAAATACCTGAACTTCTTACCCTTAATAGCCTTGGCAGCATCATCAGTCCATTCGACGAACAGCTGCAATCCAGGCTTCTCAGCCTTCGTGTCAAGCTGAACACGTGCGTCCTTAACCCAACCAGCTGCTTCACCATTGAACATCATGTGGTCGTAATCGATCACTGGATCGACATTACCCATCACACGGTTCGTAACACTTGCAGCATAGCCCTTTAGAGCTTCAGGACTGAAATCGATCTCGCCGTAGAATGGATGTTGTACATTACCTATAGGCATGGCATGTAGCCACGTCTCCTTCTGGCCTTCAGCCAGCTCGACCTCCGAAAGGTCGATATAGTAAGTAACATCATCCATTAATAGCTCCCACGTTGTCGCTTGCTAACGACAGTCTTTTTCTTGGTTTTCTTCTTCATCCCAGTAGCGGTCTTCTTGGCAGTTACCACTGCAGCATCCCGTGGCATTGCCTTCGTCCCTTTGGGAGGCATCGCAGTCCTCCTAGTTTTGATTA